TCGGACCTGACGAAGGTGGTGAAGTGGGCGACGGCGTGTCCAATGTCGGTACTGATGGGGAATCAGCGTCCGATAGCGCCGTCTGCTGCCTGCGGGAGAGGGTGGAGGTTCTTCCTTGGATGGGAAGACCGCCGCGTGGTGCATATGGGAGATGCCGTGAGGCTTCTCGCCTGCAAAAGGAACTTTCCTGATCCAGGGAAAGAGTTCCGGGAGATGGCACTTGCAAGCCATCGACGCACCATGACGAGGGATCCAGCACCTCTGGATGAGGAGGAACGGGCCTTTCTCAGGAGGACGGTACGATCAGTACTCGCTCTTGGCAAGGTGGCCAAGAAGCGATGGACCATCGCTGGTACTGTCAGGCCCGGGGAGGGGAAAGCACTGCTTGGAGGCAAGAGTGTTGTTCCGGTGGAAGTATGGAAGTGGAGCCGCGCCGGAGGAGACAGTCGCTGGGATGCGTTCCAGCCCAATAGAGATAGGGTCTCTGAAACGACTGATAAGGCGTGGCTGGAGGGTTTGGTAAGGGAGGGAGAAGCGGTAGCGAAGGTCGCAGTGGCCTACGATTCGTTTAAAGCAAGAGTAATGACCTTGCACCCAATTGCAATCGCACTTGTACGCGAACTGCAGCAGAGAGTCTCAGCGGCTCTAGGCAGGTTGGGTCCTTTCGAGTTTACTCGAAAGGATGTAAAACAAAACGAGGTCCCAGGCGTATTGATGCAGGAGTGGCGGCACTTGGGGTCGTGCGCCCTTATAAACTCTGCAGATTACGCGGCAGCAACCGACGCTATCGCTGGATGGGAAACGAGGGTCTGTGTTGAGGAGATATTTCGGGTGGTCCCGGCCCCAGATGATCTTGACCCTGCGTTGAGGTGGCGGAGTACGGATGAGGGAGAGGGTGAGTCGGTGGAAGAGTGGATCGTGCGGACGATCTGCTTCAATACGTTACGGTATCCCGACGGGGCTACCGTACAACAAACCAATGGTCAGCTCATGGGTCATTACCTGAGCTTTGTGTGCCTGTGTTTGTTGAACTTCAACCTGTACTGGGGAACGGTACATGGTGGAAGGGAGTTAACGGTGAAGCTTTTACACGAGCTGCCGGTGCGGATTAATGGTGACGACTTGGTGAGCGTCTGGACACGGGCGGAGCAGGACCGTTTCGAGGAAAGGGCAGCAGAGCTAGGGTGGGAGCTGTCGATAGGTAAGTCGTACGTTCATACGCACATCGGCGGGCTCAATTCACTCTGGTGGGATTTCGCTCGAAAGGGGGAGTGGAGATTTGGACAGGTGAGGGACAAAGGTGGTTGTCGAGCCAAACGTTAATGAAAGTCATATAATTCCTTGTTAGGTTGTGATGAGTAAGCGGCTCTGGTGTTTCCCTTGGCGGGGTTTCGAAAGAAAGTAATTGGGGTGGTCCCCTTCCCATTATACACATGGGTTAAATAAGCCTAGCGTCGATTAGCTAGATGCGAAGCCGTGCGGGCGTTTGGTTCGATTCCAAGCGA